TGTTACGGTCGGCAGTAAGGCGCAGGTCTTGTTGGATGCCCTCAGAAACCACGCCGGTCTTGAAGAGGTACACAGGGTACTTCTTGGCGTGGGTTGCAGTACCGCCGGTCAGAGCGACGAGCTGGTCGTCGATCACAACACGGAGGCCGGCAAAGTAAGCAGCCTCGGTTTGGGTCACGCCCACACCGCCGCCGCCCCAGACGATAGAACCACCTGTGGACAGAGCAGAGGTGCTGAAGGTCAGCATCCCGACTTGCTGCAGGTAGTAAGCCACGTTCGAGTGCATGGCGATGGCGTCGAGTTCGTCGCCGCGCTCACCCAGCAGCACCTTGGTGCCCACAACGTTGGCCACGTTCAGGAAGTTGGCCTCGGTCATTGAACCGGGGACACCGGCAAATGACTTGTTCAGTTGGTTGGGGCCAAGAACACCAGTGCCGGCGATAGGGCCAAACAGACCAAGCAGTTGGGCTGCCAGAGTGGAAGTCTTCAGCTTGTTGATGGCGGCGGTCAGCTGGTTGCGGACGTGAGCCAGGGGGTCAGCGCCGGAGCCCAGCTTGCTGAGGTCGTCAGCGGCGTAGGCAAAGCCACGGTGCAGAATCGTCATGATCTGCTCGTCGGCAGTCACGTTCGAGGGCACCAAGTAGCCGCCGCCGCCACCCCAGGTGGAGTTGCTCAGAATCTGGGATTCAGTCGGGGCGATAGGGTCGAAGAATGGGACGCGGACGCGGGTGCCGCCAGCACGGGCATCGAGAGCAGCGTTGCGCTGCACAATGCCAGACTGAATCCACTTCGACTGCTCAAAGATACCTTCAGCGGTGTACTGAAGGAACTCTGGACGTGTAACAAGGTTGGAGAGGAATGTTCCTCCCGAATAATTGCCGTTGAAGGCTGACATGGATTAGCTCCAGTGAGGTTTATGGGTTTGCCCCACAGGGGCTAGGCGCCGGCTTCTGATTTCAGGAGGCGGGCCATATCGGGGTTATCGACCAGCATCATCATCTGCTGGGTAACGTTCCAGGCTTCTTTAGACCAAGGATTGGACTGACCTGGGACGGCGGTGGAACGGGCACTGCTCGTTACACCCATACCGGAACGATTACTTGCAGCGAAATGATGCTCGTAACCGCTACCCGGATTTTTCAAGTTGGCGATGTAATCGCCGATCGGAACTTCTACACCGCCGGCAACAGCCACAGGCTGTCCTTCTTTGGTGCGTAGGTTCTCCTGCACTAAACGATACAGCTGATCGGGTGCTACTGCACCAGCTTGTGCAAGTTGAGCGACCGCAGTGGCGCGGGTTTGCTCTTTAGTGAAGCCCGTGCGAATTTCTTCAATCGTGGAATCGCGCTGGCTGATTTGTTGCTTTAAGTCGGCAACTGTTTGCTGGGCATCCTCCCACAGTGTTTTGTACTCGCCGGTTTCAGCCAACTTTTGGGTTTTGGCTTCCTGTTGGGCCTGCGTCAGTTGCTCCAGTTGTTGTTGGAGGGTGTCGCGGGTTTCTTTGTCCTTGCGGCGTTCACCGATTAGCTCGGCGTTTTTCGCACGTAAGGCTTCAAGTTGGACGGCGAGATCCTGTGAACCAGGGTCAGCCACAGGCTGGGGCGGGGTAGCCTCCACAGGAGGCACTACCGGAATCTGGTTTTCGGGCACGGGAAATTTCTACTGGGACACACTAATACTACTTTATTAGTGCAGTGTTCTCCGTGTCCTCCTCTTCGACTTCCATTTGTTGGATGCGCTCCAGTTCGTCGGCGATCTTCACGTCTTCAGGCAGGATTTCACCGTGCTGGAGGATTTTCAGCAGGGTTTCGTCGCTGATCTTGCCGGACTCGTTTAACTGTGCCAGTACGGCAACGTCTTGGCCGATCAGGCGGTAGTAATCGAAGTCGCGGTCGATTGTGATTACAGGGGGTTCCATGCCGACGTATTGGGCGGCCAGTTTGAAGGCTTGGTTGAGGGAGGATTCCAGTTCTTGGCTGATGATGGCTAGGACGCTGTTGGATTGCGCTTGGTCGATGCGCTTGGCCTCGGCAGATTCCGCTACGAATTTTTGGCCGAATAGCTTGGTGATGCCCAGCGTGGACATCTGGGCCTCCAAGGATTGGAGTTCGGCCATTTGGGCGTCAAAACTAGTGGCGTCCGATTGCACGTAATAGGCTTTGTGGCCCGGCTCCATGCCGAGGGCGTAATTCACGCCGATGGTGGCCTCGCTGCTGTCTTGGCTGTAGCCCTCTAGGACGAGGGTGGGCATTGCCGCGATGTGGAGGGCGTGGATTAGGTCGCTTTGGCGTTGGTAGTGGGTGATGTTTAGGTTGGCTATGTCCAGCAGGCCCGGCTGGGAGATCAGAACGCCACGGCGGTTGCTGTAGATCGGGACTACTGGGATGGTGTCGAGGCTGAAGCCATCGCTTTTTTCAAAGGTGACTGTTTCCTGTCCCAGTGTGTAGAGGTCGTAGCGGCCTGGGTAGATCACGCGCATTACCTCGACTTGCTCTTCGCCAAACTCGTTGAGGGGGCGATATTCGTAATCGTGGATGCGGATTTGAGTTAGGCGGTTGGTCTCGTCCTTGCGCCAGCCCCAGATTTGGGGGGCGTCCACGTGGACGAAGTACGGGCGGCGGCCCATGGCGCGTTCTTCCGCCAAGTTGCGGGCTCCAGTCGCTGCCGGGAAGTCAACCAGGATGGCGCTGTGGCCGTATGTCAAGCTGCTGACTAGGGCGCGGCGGGCGTATTCGTTGATGCTGGAGCCGATGCCGTCGATGTCTAGGGCGACTTCACTCCAGTACGGGTCGCCTTCGATGTGGATTGGTTTGCGTAGGACGGCGCCAGCTGCTGTTTCGATTAGCCGGCTGGTGTACGGGGAGAGGACGCTGCGGTCGATGCGGGCTTGCCAGGCTTCATCATCCTCACGGGGTTCCTGCGGTAGGTACTGTTCAGCAAGGTCGCGGATGTAGTTGGTGCCGTTGGTGACGGCAGCCATTACTTTCCAGTCCGGCATCATGCCAATCACTTCTAGTGATCGGACGAAGGGGGACTCGCTGACGATTGCGCCAGTTGGGGGGACGTTGGCGCTGTAAACCACGGGTGGACTCCTACTTTGTGCCTATTTTGGCAGAGAAGCTAGGTTGCAGCGTTTCGGTGTCCATGTGTGACGCGGGTTTCTGTTTTTTGCTTGCTCTGCAATCGTTGCCCAACGCACATTACCTGGCTCATAGTGGCCCATAGGGTCGATGCGGTCAAGAGTTAACCCGCTTGGTCGTGGACCCAGTTCCGCTAAAAATTGTTCGTAAGAGGTAAACCTAAATTCAATCGTCGCGTACGCATTTTTGTGGTTTGTTCGTACGCGACGTTTTGCTTTGTGGTACGACTTATACGCACCCTGATTAGCCACGCACTCGCTAGCCGGCTTTTTGAGCCCATCCCAGCGGCCGGGGCAAGCCTTGATAGCGCACGACCGACATAAAAGCTGTCGATTTTCTTTTTGCGCCTTTGCGAGTAGGTCTTTTCTCGTGGTTCGTTCTGTGCCGCAGTCGGGACACGCTGTGTTTACGTAGCTGTGGTGTTGTGCCACGGGGACCAAGTGGTTACCACTTTACTCTATGTCCATTTACTGCGGTTTGCCCAAAATGCGGCACTCATTTTTCCTTTGGCGATATTTTTGGCGTGTCGCGCCTTAAATGATGCCCTTCTGGCCTTGTCCGACGCTGATTCTCCTGTTTGTGCTGGTGAGCCAGATACGCCCTGCTGACCGAAACGGATGAGTTTTACGGTGGCGCCTTCCTTTGCGAGGACTACGTGCGACTTTTTTGGGTGGGATGGGGTGCGCTTGGGTTTGTTGTAGCCGGCGAAAGTTTCGCCACGGTAGTTAATCGTCATCGGGGTCTTCCTCGATGTCCTCTTCTATTTCCACTAGGACCTCTACGCCGTTGAAGACGTTGCCCATGAAGCCGGCGAATAGTGGGGCTTCGCCGGGGGTTTTGAAGTCGAAAGTGACTGCCGTGCGACCTGTCTCGGCGTCAACTTCGATGTAGGTCGGGTAGCCCTGGAAGGTGTGGATGGTCATTACATCGCTCCAAGCAGGGCAGAGACGGTCGCTGTATTGCTGCTGGTTAGTGTAAGGAGGTGTACGCGAATGTAGCGGTTTGCTTGGTTTTGGACGTAGTACATGATTGTTTCGTCGTTCGTGATTGTGTTGGCGCCAGCGTGTTTGGTGACGATGGTTAGGTGGCCCCAGTTGATGCCGTCGAGGCTACCGTCGAAGTCGAACACTGCTTGTTTACCGCCGCCGGTTAGACCGGCTACCGTGATTTGGATTGCCCAGTTGAGAGCGACGGCTTCTGTTGTCGGAAAAAAGCCGACTGTGGTGCGGGAACCTAGGTCGTAGACGGTGAGTTCGCCGTCATATACGATTCCATTACCGAGGGCCATTATTTTTTACCTTTCTTAGCAGTTTTGGCCGATGCTTTGAAGGCAGCGGCGGTTGGGGCGCCCTTAGTTCCAGGCTTACGCATGGATTCGTTGCTGCCGGCAGCGATGCGCTTGCGTTTGGCAGCGATGTTGCTATACAAGCCGGGCTTAGCCATTACTTCTTACCTTTTTTGGTGGGCTTTTTCATGCCGGCCTCGCTCATGGCGATGGCAATTGCTTGCTTACGGCTTTTTACTTTTTGGCCCGAGCTAGATTTCAAGCTGCCCGATTTGTACTCGGACATTACTTTTCCTACTTTTTTCTCGCCTTTTTTGGGCTCTTTCTTTTCGCCGTAATGGCCGGGCATGGTAAAGGTGCATCTACCACACACGATAGTCGGTTGAGTGCATTGTTTCCGGCTTGGCGAGGTTGAAAACCTGGAGACACATGTATCCCAGTGCGTCGAAGGCGTGATCCACTCCTAGGTTTTTGTTTGGGAGGCCCGTGCCGGGGGCGTAGGTCAAGGTGCGGAGGGATTTTATTAATTCTTTACATCTCGGATGGATGAAGAGGCGGCGGGTTCCAGAGGCGTCGAGGAGGGCGGTGTTGACGCACGTGATTTTATCGCGGATTTTCCAGGGTGCGCGAGGGCTGGATACTTTGAAGCCGGACTTTTTTAGGATGGTGTGGTCGGTGTATCCCACGCCGGCTGTTTTGCGGGCGCCGCCTGTTGGGTCCGGACAGGCGATGATCCGGCGCTCCACGCCGTAGCGGCGTTGGATTTCTTCGCACAGATCCCAGGTGGTGGCACCGCCGGTCATGATGATTTCGTCGAATACCCACAGGTCGTTGCCCTTTTTCACCGCGCAGATTGCGGACATCGGGTCGATGTTGAAGTCCACCCCAATCAGCAAAGGGACGATTGGCAGGTCTTGGACGATTGGGTCGATGTTCGAGTCGGAGAAACTGACCGCTACGAGGCCGCTGAGGTTCTCGAAGCTGGCCTCAAATTCTTGCCGGAATGTACGAATGTCGAGTTGACCTCGGGCAGCCTCGATTTCTTCCGCTGGGACGTTATCGCCCTGGATTGTGGTGAACTGCCACCGGACCCAGTTGGGGTCTTCGGCTTCCGCGCAGTAGCACCAGAGGTCGTAAAACCAGCTCGCGGTGCCGTCGGGGGTGGAAATGAACAGGGCCCAGCCCTGTTTGTCTGCGAGGGCGGGGCGGATTACCTCGAACCAGACCTCTGAGTCCATGAAGGCGGCTTCGTCTAGTACTACGCCGGCCAAACTTCGGCCCCGGAGCGCCATTGCGTTCTCGACGCCCTTCAATTCGATGGTGCTGCCGTTGACTAGCTCCAGCTTGAGGTCGGTTTCGTTTTTGGATTTGATCCAGGCGCGGGGGACAAGGCGTTTTAACGCTTTCCAGGCGATATCCTTCGCCATTCGGTACGTTGGGGCGCAATAAAAGAAGGTTTCGCCCGGACGTTCGATTGCTCCACGCAGAAGTTCGATGCAAGAGAGGTAGCTCTTGCCGAATCGGCGGCCTGCTACGAGGACGCGGAAGCGTTTGCGGCTAGAAAACACCTCGCCCTGTGCCCACCGCAGCTGCAGCGAAGGTGTGTCGCTCATTTTTTAGGGGGGTACTTGCTTACAGTATCACAGGAATTGACCCCCTACCCCCGTGGGTGTGTAACAGTAAAGAGAAATTGGTTTGTATCAGTAGGTTCCCAGGGCCCTGTACACGCGCTAAATATACCGAACCGTACCCCCCTAAGTGTAAGGGAGGCCGGCGGATTGGCTCAGATAAATATACCTCTAAGTGATCTCCACAGAATCGCTGAGCCTACATCTTTGCCGCCCATCTTTGTATTTAAGATGATTAGTCCGGTGATTAGATCAATTGCCATGATGTTTGTTTATTTGTTTGTTTGTTTGTTTGTTGCTCAGCGTCCTAGGACGATCAGCCGACATTCCGCAACGGAACCGCCCCGATTCTCACAACGTGCGAGGGCAGAGTCAGTGGAGGGGTTGAGTAGGCCCACCGCAAGGGTGCAGCCCATAAACAGCAGGAAAGGCAGGGGGCGGATGAGGTTAGCCATGGGGTGGGGCTGTTTGTTACTGTGCAAGTCTAGCATCGGATCAGCCCGACCGCGAGAGGCCAGGGCCGGGATTGTCGCATTCCGTAACGCTATGCTTCGGGATTGTACGGTTCTCAGTAGACAATGGGAGAACAAGGG